GGCATCGCTACCACCACTATAAGCAACATATCCTCTTGGATAAACGGCAGTAACGACATTGGTAGCGTCTCTCTTTTGCGTCACATCCAAGAGATTCTGAGCGAACGTAATCTCCGGAACTTTTACAGTTGACGTTACCGGTTTAGCATAGTCTTCGAACCATTCGATGTACGCAACGTCGTTTTCGTCATACACAACTCGCATATGACCACCAAAAACGGAAATTAGCTTACTGACGGCAGACATGGTAGTCTCGTTACCTATCGGGATCTCTTCTGTGCCATTCCAGTCATGAGGTGTGGTTGACGAGGAACGTGCTTTGAGTATCTTATCTGGGCATTTTGAATTGTGATTCGCAAGAAGTTCGTCAAGAATCTGGATTGGATGTCCGTAAGTCTGACCGTATTTGAACACCTTAACCGGCTGGATGCTATCGTTAAGATACGACAAAGCACCCTCGGCGTAAATATGCTCCTGATTGTAGAAATCAGACTCGCAGCTTAGTACTCGCCCTTCCCAGATCATAGTTCCTTTAGAATATTCGTTATCGTATCTTCGGATGATAATTCTGGTCTTTGCTCTCTCAACCCACGGCTTACCGTCATTCGCATTCGACTTATAAGCCACATTATCGTGATGAAAAGTCGCTTCAAACGAGCCCGCCGCACTCTCTGCCATGTGGAGTGTCGGATCGATTAACATGAATTCTTTTATGCCAGAAAAGCCGTCTTGAACACAAAACTCATCGGTAAATCGTCCGGTCGGTAGATACTTTTTCAAGAAGATTCGATAGTTCATCATAACCTCCTTGGTCTGAAATCAAATAGAAACATTACAGGAACGACATTGCCTTCTGCGTCTTTAAACGCGTTGTTGTAATTCCACTTGAAAACATACTCGGGTCTCGGATCTCCGATTGTCAAAAGCATTCCGTTTTCAGCAGTGAGATTTGTCATAACATAGATGGAAATGTTTTCAGAAGAGTGGACTTTATCAGTCTCTCTAAAGTTTACATGGTATGTGGTTTCGCTTCCGAATGGAACGAATGCAATTCCTGGAGCTCCACTAGCCGTCGATTTATCCCAGTCGATTTCGGTATTGCTATACGCGGTAATCGTCGGTACTTGCGGTACCAAACCGGCAATAGAGTTATTCATTTTGAATTGCGGAGACAATCCAGAAATACTCATCTCGTATCTGAACTGTTTCTGGAGGTCTTGTGGTATGATACCATTAACGAAATCGAACGGATCCCAAAGCCAGGGCTCTGTCATAGAGAAGACCGACGCTTTGAACGGTTCAAGATCATAATCGAGCGTAATAATGCCTGTTAACTTGTCAGATTTGTAGGAGTTAACAGAAACGCGCCCCTCATAATAATAGGAGCGCGCATCCGAAAGAATTACCTTTTTCTTGAAGCCGTGAAGTGTGTTGAGAATTTTATCATAGGCGTAATCCCAACGATAAGGTCCTAATTGATCACTATCAGTAAACTTACCACAGTATTCATCGGCTGTACTGTCGATGTAGAAGTCAATAGAGCCTGTACGGTTCTCATAAAGTGGTCTTCCGACAAGTACTTCTGTCATATCGATAAAGCCGTTCGCTCCGGGAATGTCAATAGTATTGGTTTTCAGCGGTGGCGGGTCTATCGACGGGGCGGTTTGGGGAATCAAATGTAGATCTTCCCAAGTATGAAGAAATCCAGAACGGTCATATTTGCCATTCACGAAATCTCCTATGAGAAGCGAATGAGCGCCGTCATAAGTGACTTGCATCAAATAGTCCCCCTTTTAGAGTAGATTTGTTGCTGACCCAAAGCCCTGTCATAAGCCCCAACAGTAGAACCAACAAGAGCTCCGGTATCCATTACGATCTGCATATTTTCTATAGCGTCCTGCATCATGAGCATATCTTCGCGAAGTGCTTGAAGTTCGCTAACGACATCAGAATTGCTTTTATCGAGAGTTCCGATATCAGCTGCGAGTTTACCCGAAAAACCAGATACTGAAATTGTCTGCTTCGAAAGCATCGAATTGATTGATGCGGCACCCTTGCTGACTCCAGAATTATCGAAAACTGGACGAATGCTCGGATCGTATTCGATTTCTCCAGTCATAAACTTGGAAACATACCCGATCGGATCGCCAAACGAAGTAATGATAGCATCGGAAAGTGAGGACATAGCACCAGTTGCATTGTCGGTATTCTTCTCAATACCGTTTACTAAGCCCTGTACGATGTAAGCAGCGTAGCTGTAATAACGTTTGGATGGAGAGCTGATTTGATTGATTTCCTCGACGGCATTGTTTCCGGCTCTCATCATCGCAGTCATTGCGGAACGATATCGGTTTGTGCCCTTGCCTTCAATGTAGTCTATTGCTCCATCGACGGCGTATTCGGCAGAGCTATACATACCACGCCAACCACTTCGTATAACAGCCTGAGCAGGCTCATTGAAATTCTTTTGGATTTTCTCTTTTGTCTCTTCTTTACTGTCTTCAATCGCCTGTTGTGCACCATCAATATTCTCTGTAGAAGCAGAATAGTACGCATCAGAATCTGTCATTTCGTCCGTAACTGTTGTGGTATAGGTAGTCGCATCGTTGGTAGCAGCAGATTCGATGTTGAATAAACCGAGACCTTCTGCATCTACACCACCTACGTAACTACCTCCGCCGCTCAGTACTGAATCGAATCCCTCAACATAACTGAGTCCGGACTCCTTACCGGATTTTGAATTTGCGAGGTTCTGACTCTGTTGAGAACGAAGAATAGCATCATAAGCATAACCGGGAAGATCGTTGTATTCTTCCTTAAGGGTATCAAGAGTCGAGGTCTGTTTGTCAGATTCGCCTTTAAGGAATCCACTCATTTTAGAGAGAGCATCACCGACTCTGCTACTAGATTCTTCGCTTGTTTCAGCAACTCCCATGATGCTGTCTTTATAGTCTTTCTTCGCTTGATCGGCTTCTTCAGCGATTTTACGACGTTCAAGAATCACCTGATTGATGCTCTGGTCAAGTTCGTTGAAATTGAATAAATCATCAACAAGCCCGCCAAGCTCGTCGCCAAGTAACATGTGTATAAGCTCGTTGACAACAGACAACACTAGAGATACGAGACTAAACACAACATTCCAAATAGCAGCAGCAATACGATTGCTATTTAGTCTGATCGCATCAGCAAGTCCGTTTATAAGATTGATAAGAAAATCAACTAGGCCAAGAGCCAGTGACCCAGATATCTTTCCGAGATATGCTAATAGCTTAATCAGGAGCTTTCCAACCGTTTCCAAAACCTGCGGTGAAGATTTAAGAATTGCGGCACAAAGAGTTGTTATAACAGCAACGAGCATTGTCTTTCCTTTTGTGGAAAGGTTAGAAACCCAGTTTTTCAGCTTAGTTGTTCCATTGGACAATACTCCACCGATTCTGCCTGCAACAGAAGATACCAGTTGCGCTATGGATGTAAGAACCGGACCCATTTTTGATATCGCAAACGCCAGCAAGCCAATTACGAGTATCGATGCGGTCAATATAACCAGAGTGGCAGCCCAGTGATTCTGAATCACAGTAAACAACGCGTCAAGATTAATGGCAAGTATTGCTATTGCAGGAGCGAGTATCTTTATGGCAAGAGCAACGAGAAGAACACCAGCACCTACTAATGCGAAACCGCCGCCAGCCATGAGCATCGCCTTACCGACAGCCACCATAGCCAACTGAAAACTTTGGAATACTTTAGCTGCCACTGCGAGACCTACAACAAGTCCTAAAAATACACCCATGACTATTATCGCAGCCGTGAATCCACTTCCAGAAGCTACGGCAGCGATCTTTTCAACAGCTGCGGCTAAGATATAAAGACTTGCTGCGACCATGATAAATGCGGCTCCCATAGCGAATACTCCATCACTGTCGCCGCCGTTATCATCAGAAACCATGGAGCCAATGGTGAGTAGCGTAGCTATCAAACCAACAACAAGTGCTAACAGACCAATCGTTTTTGCGGCTTGTTCCATTGCTGCTGGAGCAGCGGCGGCAACAGCGGTCAATGAAAGTATGGCTCCAACGATTGTGGACATTACGACTTGTATCGCTAAAACACCAATAATGATTGCCCCAATTTTAGCAACACTTCCGGACATGGCTCTTGTTATAAGAGCAACACCCAAGAACATTACAATGGCGACTCCGACAAGACTTTCAACCGCTTGCACTGTTGACGCGCTTGGCGGAATAAGCGATATGGATGCTATGGCTAACGCCAGAAGGTTAAGTGCTCCTGCGATGCCAAGCATTGCAATTGCAGCGCCTACCATTTGAGCCGGTTTCGCAATGCTAGCCATTGAGATTATCAAAACCATAGCACTGGCGATAAGTGCGATTGTGATTACAGCATGTTCAAATCCGGTTGTTGGTAACAGTGAAATTGCAGACATAGCCACTGCTATCGCTAAACACGCTCCACCGAACGCTGACATTACAAGAGCCATGCCAAAGAACATCGGAAGCATTGATTCAGAAGCGACATACTCTTTCTTAAGAGCCGCGCCGAGTATAACAAAGAAAGCTAATGTCGCAACAAGAGCTCCAGTAATGATTGCAAAATTCTTAAAACCGATATCTCCGTGTTCGCCCATTGAATTATTAATAACTGCGAATGCTGATGCCACAAGCATAATAGCTGCGCCTATGGCTGCTATGAGAGAACCAACGGCAAACACATTAGCTGCGAATGCTGTTAACGATATCAAACTAGCTTTCAGACTCACTCCAGTTTTGGCGGTAGAGCTTATAACACTCATCAGCACAGACAATGCACCAACGATGACAACCAGAACAGAAACAGCTCTATAAATATCATCAGCTGGGATCTGAGAAATGATGATTATAGAACCAACGATTTCGAGAATCGCAGTGGCAGCAGCTTTAATCACAAGCACTTTAGAAGCGTTAACAGCGGCAACACCCAGATTCTTGAACATTGTGCTTATACTACCGATAAGACCTGAAATCTTGGCTGGTATAGCAGATATTTTTTCGATCATATCGCCGATATCATCAAGCGCGAAGAATATTCTTGCAATTGACGTCATACCCCAAACAGTGAGGGCCAGTTTACCGGTATCAATCACATCAACGTTCTTTATAGTATCGACGATCTTATTCAGGAGATTGCCGATTTTTGTCGGAATATCCGAGTCATCAGCAATAATTTCTTTCATTTCGTCTATAAACTCACTAATAGACGCTATGAACTCGTTATCCTTGATGCTTTTCGGTAGTTCTATTCCGGAAAACGATTCGCTGATTCCGCTAAAGAAAGAAGAGATAGTTTTACCAACATCATCAAGAGACAGGGAACTGAATAATTCATGTATCTTTGTTTTTATTGAACCAAAGAAATCACCGTTAGAGAACTCCTGAAATTTGCCGTACAATTCAGTTATTTTGTTTTTGGCATTTTGAATTATTTTACTGTTGCCAATAGACTGAATGAAAGACCAGGCTTTTGTTCCGGCATCTTTTAGTGTCTTACCGCCGTTCTTAACGACTGTAAATAGTTTTTTGAATGTTTCTTTGATCTTTTCAGCAGTGTCGTCGCCGATAATGAGTTTAGAACTGAGGTTAACAAGAAGATCAGAAAACGTGGATACTCCGTCGAGAACGCTCGAAAAATCGAGATTGAACACCGATGTAAACGCAGAAAGAATCGGCTTTGCGATTTTCAAAGCTGCGGTACCAAGATTCTTGGACGTTTTCCAAAGATTAGATATCGTTTTGGTAACGTTGTCAATTATTGTTTTTATGCGTTCTTTCTTTGCTTCTTGCTCAGTTTTTTCTTGAGCTTCAACAATAACATCCGCAGACTCTTTGATTTTAATTGAGGCTTTATCGAAATCCCACCCGGCTGCTATTACGGAATCGACATACTCCTGAACATTCTTAGCGTGTTTAGCGCCTTCGTCTCCGCCACCAAACAATTCAGTCAAGGCATCGACTCTTTGCTGACCGTTTCCATACATTCCCTTAAGAATGATATCTTTTGCTGCTTGAGCTTCTTCAGCACTTACAAGAAGTGTCTCGGTCGCATTATTGATCCCATCAGCGGCTTTTTCAGCAGAATCGCTATAGATTTCTTTTATGATATCGAAGAACTCTTTTATTTTGACTGTGACACTATCAACCTTTTCTACTATAGCGTCAAACCAGCTAAGATCGATGGATTTGATCATAGCAGAAAAAGCGTCGATTCCAGATTGCCACATTTCAGCGAAATGATCGCCAAATGTGACCGTACGTTCGCCCATCTGCTTAAGCATTTGATCATAAGCAGTTGCGCTAAGCGTTATTCCGTCGTATTCTTTCTTTATTTCTTCTAAAGACTTAGGAACTTTAATGGATTTCAGCTTATTTTTGAACTCGTCAATGCGTTCAGTAAGAGAAATAAAAAGAGTATTTGTTTTGTTAATGATTGGAGATGCAAAGATCTCACCAACTCTGGAAAGAGCGGCTTTCATGTTTCCGAGAGCGCCAGTAAAGGTCTTGTTTGCCTCTTTAGCATGGGCACCAAAAGCATCATCCATCGCAAAAGCGAATGTCTGAAAATCGATCTTGCCGTGAGAGACCATGTCTCGGACTTCTTCTTCCGTAGTTCCAAGAACTTCTGCCAGTTTGGCAGCAGCATTCATACCTCTGGAAGAAAGCTGAAGCAATTGATCGCCCATGAGACGACCATTACCAGCAACAGTGGTAAAGATTCGCGCTATATCCTCATAAGAGGAATTAGTCATCGCGGCAACACCAGAAATGGCTCGCAGAGACTTATGCATCGCCGTTAGATCTTGACCATTAACCGTGTCCAGCGTTTCCTTGAAGTCAACACCTGATGCTGCTAACTGAGAAGCCGCTGATGCTGCTGCGTCAAGACCATAAGCAGTGTCCTTAACACCATAACTGACCGCTTTCTCGACCTCTTCCCACGCAAAACCAAGACCTTCGATCTGGAACTTAGCGTTGGCGATGTTCATGGCTCTTGACCAACCGCCAGACTTAATCTGACCGATGGTAGCGGCTTCGAGTTGTTTTACAGAACTTGTAATTCCGTTTGTTATCTGAGAAATAACATTCATTCCGACGATACCAAGAGTCGAAAATCGTCGTTCGATGTTCAGGATAGCTCGTTCCATGGAAGCAAAGTTGACACTATCAATGGAACGCTGAATGTTTTTACTTCCTTCTTCCGCTCCTTTTAACTTGAGCTTTTCATTAAGCGTATCAAGAGTCGTTATCGTCTTGGCGGCATTTGATTCAAATTTTGCGTTATCAAATCCCATTCTAACGATGCGATCATCATAGCTTTTGCTCATTACTTAGTCACTTCCTTCCAGATTGTATCCGCCATTTCTTTGAATATTTTCTCAGTAATTGGAGTTATAAAATCGTTTGGGGGAACAAATCCTCCATTTCGAGTGGCATGACCGTATCGAATTAAGATTACAATTGGCATCGAACCGATCATTGAGCTGTTCTTCCAATATATCGAAATCGTGCCTTTTTCATCTATGATTTCATAACTCCAAGATGCGGCTGTCACACCGGTGTCTTTTGGGGTATCTGCGGCAAGAAGCTCGACACCTTTTTCTCCGAAATATTCAAGATATTTCATAAGGTTTTTCTTCTTCGTTCGTTTAAAGAACCCTTCGATATTCTTGAAGTTTCCGGAATGCTGCACGGTAATAATGCTTCTTGCCATCAGAACCTCCTCATTTATGTCTGCGCTTCGCTCTTCTTGCCGCATTAGTGGCATGATGGCTTCTTGCAGAATCGGCTTTGGACATCTTGCGGTCTTTCGATGGTTTGTTTTCGATATTTGCTATACGAATTAACATCAGTAACCTACTAAGGTGCCATTTCTGACACGGATCAAAAGGAATATTCAGAGCAGTCATCCAGTAATATATAAGATCGGAGGTTACAAACTTCGAACTATTTTGCTGGACTTTACTCTCGTGTACGACAGCGGCAGTCATTGAATCTTCCATGTAATCTTGAATTTCCTTACGCAGTTCTGGAGTGATTCCTAGATACACTGTTGGATCAACATTCTGTGTTATTGTCATACACCTAATATAATCATCGAATTCTTTCTCCGTGTGTTCCTTATTGAGAAACGGGACTTTCCATTTCGATTCCCATTTTGAAAGAGAGACAAGCGAATGCTCTAGAACAATCGTTGTCTCTTTCGTATAGCTTATTAGATTCGTAATCGGATCATGCAGCATCACCGACGGAATCGTGATTTTCTTCATTTAACATCATCACACTTTTGCAATAGACGGCGGGTATGCATGGCCAGTGTTCGCTGATCCAGATGTCGCGGCTTCCTCTCTGATCTTAGCCGGAATTACGTTGTTAAAGAACTCCGCGCCAGATTCGGGATTGTTGATGAACTCCATGTAAAGCTCAGAATATGCCTGGGTCTGCTGGAATTCAAGTGCGAGCTTTCCTCGAACCGGATCTTCTTTGATGAATCTTTTGCCGTCCGGAGACACTTCGCCGTATGTGATGAGAATAAGTTTCTGGAAGAGTGCCATTACTTCCGGAACGTTTTTACTCTCGATAATACGCTTGCCGTATTCAGCAAGACCGCCGTCAATAGAGGTCTGCATCTCCACAAGTTCTGCTTCAGTGAGATTGAAATAGAATGTTTCTTCTCTCTCGTTACCGAGAAAATCGGTATATTTAATCTTTTTAGCGTACATTATAAATCCTCCTTAAAGACCTTTTCTCCTTGGTATTTTAATGACGGCGCGCGCCATGCCGTCGGTTGAATAATTAGTAGTGGACTAGATGCGAAAACACCGCGGCGCGCAAACGGTGTTTAAATCGAATTAGGCATCGTTGCGCTTGTAGTACTGACCAGAAACGAATTCCGGAGCATCGTCCTGACGTGGAATAAGAGTGTACTTAGTGCCGTACTTGGTGTAGTACTTCTCGTAGTACTTGGTTTCCCAGTCATCAGGTTCAGTCGTGAGAGCGGTATAGGTGTAAGTGGTGCCGAACATCGAAATAACCTGCGCCGGGGTCGGAAGAGTCGCATCGTTCGTTGCACAACCCCATACGAGATCGAGCAGTGCTTCCCAATCAGACTGATCCATAAGGTGCTTATAGAAGGTGATATGGGATGCCGGCTTGAAGCCCGGAATATTGACGGAGGTTGTGCTGCACTCCCAAGAGAGCGGCGAAACGTCCGGAGACTCGTTGACCGTTTCGTTGTTCTTATCGGACGGGGATGCGGTTGCATTATAGACGAGATGGAGCTCTTCCGAGTAATCCATGCCGTTTGTGTCATTACCGATGGTGTTGCAGAAAGACATACCGAACGGCTTACGATTCTGCTGGTGAACCTTTACGCCGCGACCGATGGTTGCTGCGCCGTCACACTGATCGAACTCTTCCGGAGATGTGTAGGCTTCAACAGTGAAGCCGAACTGTTCCGCGGAACGGAATGTTGCATACTTAGTGTCATTGGCGTAGATATCGTTAGCTTCTGCGCCAGACGGAGACTCGTTGACGGCAGAAATACCGTCCCATGCCACACCGGCGGCATAACCAGTCTCAGCACTGGGATCAGCTACGAACAGGACGACATTATGGATACCAAGAGTATATTTCTTGTTACCGGTATCATCCCAAACCAGTCTCTGACTCATATTGTTTATCCTCCTTTAGTAAGTGATTGTGAAAACCCAGTGATTAAGATTATCAGCGACGTAATGTCTGTTAAAATCAGCAGATTGAATCTGGTTGACCTTATCGACAAACGGACTGTCGGGATCATAATCGATCACTATGATTTCATATTGCTTTTGAGATGCATACACCCCGTCATTGGCGTGCGTATTATCAATATTTGACAACCGATAGCGAATGGCGGGGTATTGCATTTTAGCTGACGTTGGAGGCTGAAAATATACGTTCTTGCTCCCGAGAATACTTTCAAGAAGCGCTTGAAGCGTTAAGCGATCACGCATTATAAACGCCCCCAATCGACAGGACCAGACGAGGATATTGGACGTCAACTTTTGTGATGCGCCATTTTACCCCCATATAGACAATGTATTTCATGAACTGAAAATTCTCGAAGGCGTATTTGTTACCAATGATGCTTATCTGGTTACTCAACGTGAGTTCATCGTTGGTGGTTTCGGAAGTGCTTCTGGCGCTGAAATAGCTACTCAGAACGTCTCCGTAGCATTCGCGCTCGACGATTCTTTCAGACCAGACACCGGGTTTTGACTCGTACTGTTCGGCAAACCCTACGTTTCCGTGATATTTAGCCATTTTGAATTTTCACCTCATTTTTTGGGTTTACTCGGTCTCGCAGGTCAAGCCGCTGAGTGTGTAAACCTTAGTAACGGACGCATAACCTTCTTTGCTCGCCACGACCGTGATTGTCTGCGTGCTCTTGTCTCTGATACGGCAAACGCAAATACCGTCAGGATCGAGAGTAACCGGATTGGTAACTGTAACAGTAATCGTAACGTCATCAACGTCCGGAACACTTGCGTGAATTGCAAGGTAGTTACCCTCGGCCTCATCGCCGCTGAAAGCAGTAGAGTAATCATCGATGTAATGCAGCGTACCAGTGATAGCATTACCACTGATCGCTACATTACTCTGAAGATCGCTTACTGTCAGACCGAAGAGATCTTCGTCTGCTGCGATATCCGTATCAAGAGTCAAGCCACTCAAGGGTTTGAGGTCACATTTTCTTCAAGCGCGATAGCGGACTTGACCTTCGCGTTAGCGCCGGACAGACGAGTCTCAATGAGCTGCTGATACTTGTTGAAGTTGATATCGAAGTCCTTGAAGCTGGTGATCTCGCCACCCTTGGTGGAGCCAACCTCATAGTCGTCGAGGTCGATGAAGATGCCGAGGAGCTTCTTGGTCAGCTCTTCGTTATCGACAGTTACGGTACGAGTCTTGTTCTCGAACTGCTCTGCGGTGTAGATGTTCTTGACATTCAGAGTACGTGCGAGATCAGAAACGCCATCATAAATGCGTCGGCCGTTGAGATCACGAGCCAGCAGCATTACGTTGAGCAGATGCGGTGTGCAGAAGAAGTCAACCTTACCAGAACCCTTATAGCCCTCACGAGCATACAGCGCTGCTGTAACGATTGCTTCTGCGTAGATGTAGTTCTCGCCAAAGTTTGCCTCGGTGTTGGTGCCCTGAATCTCTTCGCGAGCTTTCTCGATTTCGACATCAGCATGGATGGTGTAAATTTCATCATCCAGCCAGATAGGACGAATGTGATCATCATGGATCTTGTGCGGATCGCTATCCTCGCGATCGTCGCCGACCATGATTGCGCATGCGAGCTCTTCGTTCAGCAGGAGCTTCAGGATATCGTACTGATACTTGACGATGTCGAAATCCGTGATATCGATTACGCTGTCGCGCGGAATCTCGTCCAGAACATAGACAGTCTGCGGATCAGTGGTTCTGTTGATCAGCTTGAAGTTGCCAATGTTAGACTTTCTGCCGCTGTTCTTGGAACGATTATAACCCTTACCTCTCAGATCTGCGGTGCCCTCGAGATCGCGGATATCAGTCTGACGGGTGCGGATGCGGCTGAACGGACTCTTGCGAACACCGTTAAGAACGGCAGTAACCCAGCCCTGATCTCTGGTAATAAGTTCCGGAGCGCCCGGACGAACATCC